AAGAATGAAGCCAATGACCTAGGGGATGCTATGCAGGTATATCGTATCAACATGCAGGCTCTAGGGTTTGATGAAAAAACTACTAATAAGTCCATCAAAAGACTGGGTGATTATGGTAAGTCTACTGTGTTTGATGCTACAGACCTTCTTGAACAAGCATCTACCTATTCAGCATATGGACGTAAAGATGCAGAGCAGATTGTAAAAGGTTATGCAGGTCTTTTAGCACAGACTAAGAACCCTATTGAGGGGATGAAGACTGTAACAGAGCAAACATCTCAGATGCTTGCCGCAGGTGTTCTAAACCAACAAGACTACAAGTTCATTCGTCAACGTTTATCTGCTCTAGGTGCTTCTCAACTTAATGCTGAGTTATTGAAATTGGCTCAATCTAAAGGTGCACCTGATATTATCACTGCAACAAGGAAAAGACTTATCTCAGCAGATGAGTATCTTGACATTGTTAATAATCTAGGTAATAATGACACATTCCAAAGTTTGGTAAACTCTATCATTACACCTAGACAAGCGATTGCCAACTTAAAGGAAACTCTATCAAACTTACTTGTGTTTGATGATATTGACGAAGAAGGTAATGCTAAGCCGGGAGCATTGAACCGTGTGTATGTAGCTACTAGAGACTTTATCAAGGGCATCACATATATTGTAGGTACAGATAAGTTTAAGGACTATGTAACTAAACTAGGTAATGCTATTGGGGATACTATTCAATCTGTGAATCACTTTGGTGTTGCATGGAAACTAGCATTCAGTAAGTCTTTCCTAGATGGTATTGAAAAGTTTGCTTCATCCTTCAAGAGTGGTGTTCAAGGTCTTGATGTAGGTAAAGAGTTCTTTGATATTACAAAGTCTGTGTTGAATGTATTAAACACCACAGGTAGAGAGCTTGGTACTACTACAAAAGAGATTGTCAAAAGTATCTCAGAGCTTACTAAAGGCATTGTGGATATTGGTGCTCAATTAATCACATCAGGATTCCCTAGAGTTGTTAGGGGTGTTGTAGACATCTATACTAACTTAGCTAAACTAGCTGTAAGTAGTGGAGGAGCTACTGCATATACAGATGTTCTACTAAGTGTCACAAATGCAATTAACACTATTATCAAGTCTGTGAACCCATCCATTCTCAAGAGTGTATTTGATTCCATTGTGAACTTTGTAGAGAGTGTTTCTTCTGTGGTAACTAAGATTGCTACTAGAACAAATATCTTTAAAGAAATTGCAAACGTTCTTAAAGGGGTCATAGATGCTCTCAGTTCGATTGTAAACCAAGTTGGAACATTTAGTTCAGGACAAGTAAACAAAGCGTTAGAGAGCCTTAGAAACGCAATTTTGGGCATTGTAAATGGTATTAAACCTCTAATTGTAGAATTAGCTAAAGGTGCTATCTCTGCATTAGCTTCTGACAGTGCACAAAGATTCTTCCAAGCAGTTATTGGCTTTGTAAAAGCTGTAGCAGACGCTATTAAGAGCACACTTGTGTCTATTGGTGGTTCAATAGAAGGTGGTATCAAGAAGATACTAGACTTCTTTACACTTGTGACTAACTTTGCTTCTGGTGTAGCCTCTCTACTAGGGAGATTAGGTAAATATCTTATTCTTGGGTTTATTGGTACTAAGTTCCTATCATGGGCTACCAATATTATCTATAGTCTTTCTACTGTGGCTACAGCTATGAATGCTGTTAGTGGAGGTAAAGTAAATCCATTTGGTCTAGCTAATGCCTTTGGTTCTGATGCTCTTATGAGAGCAGGAACTACTTCAAGAAATATGGGTAGTGGAGGAGCATATCTATCAGGTATGTCTCGTGTAGCTAAAAACTCAACTACAGGGTTCTCAAGAGTTGCTAGAAATAATGCTAGACGTTCAGCTAACAAGAAAGGTCTAGGTTTTTTTGGAGCACAGGTTGGTCTTGATTTAGCTAACAACGCTCTACAAGGTTCAAATGCCTCTCAAGGATTTAAAGATTTTGGTAATATTGCAAGTAGTACATCCTCATGGGCACTTACAGGAGCAGGAATTGGTAGTTTTATTCCCGGTGTTGGTACTGCTCTTGGAGCAGGTATTGGAGGTCTTGCAGGATTTATTGCAGGTCTTCTCGGAGCTAACAATCAGAAGGATGAGAGAGCAAGGCAAGAGAAGCTGGCTAAGGAAGAGGCTTCTAAACAAGCTGAGATACAAGCAAAAGAAACGCTAGAAAGTCATATGGCTTCTGTGAAACAACTTGCTGAGGAAACAGCTAACATAAGAAACTCATTCTTCAAGTCTATCTCATCAAGTAGTGGTATCTCTGAAAGTCTATCTACAGCAAGTGCTTACATTGATTCATTACAGAACTCTACAGGAAAGAGCCTAGAGTCAACCTTAAGAGACCTTAACATTAAAACTGCAACTGTGCCTAAAGGTATTGAGAATTTCTATGTTAAGGTTGGGGATAAGATTAAGAGTTGGTCAGAGTTGAAAGAGTCATCTGGTATTCAAGATGATGCTAGACTTCTACAATCACTGCAACTTGTTAAGTCTGCTCTTGGTGAAAAGTATGTTGAGTTTGTTGATAGTGAAGGTAGAAAAGTTGCTAAAGCTGTAGAAACTCTTACAAAAGAGGAATCTGATAGACAGTCTGCTAACCTTGACACATATAAAGCACAATTAACCAAAGCACAGCTCAGTGTTAAGAACGGTGTAGATTTCCTATTCAAGGATATTACAACTATTTCAGATGAAATTGATAATGTGCTTAAGAGTAGAAACTTTGCCAACAATGGTGAGAAGGCTAAGTCTATCACAGAGGCATTAGAAAAGGCAGGTATAGATACAACTGAGTTTGTGAAGATGAGTGTCTCTGACCAAATTGCTAAGGCTACTGAGCTTGTTAAGCAAGGTAAGTTGCAAGGAGGTACAAGAGAACAACAAACTATAGCTCTTGCAGAATCCATTAAGGAGAAACTAGGAGATACTGCTACTAAGTACACTGAGATTCTTAAGAATGGTCTGTGGGATGACCTCAACACATTGAATCAGATGTTAGATTCTGCTGACTTTGTGTCTAAGCTACCTAGAACAGAGGAAAATCAAGTAAGAATTGATGCCTTTAAGGAAAGTGTAGCTAAGCTCATTAAAGATGGTGTACTCAAGGTTGAAGAAGGCCAAGCTCTTCTTGACAAAGCGGGTATCAAGGATGTTAGTGCTGAAGGTCTTAAGAATGGTGTTAAGGAATTTAAGTTATCTGTGACTAATGGTTTATCTGATGCTCAGAAGAAATTCCTTGAGGGTACTGGTATTATTGGTAGTGTTGATATTCCGGGTATTACTACAGCAGGTATCTCAGCAAGTGTTACAGGTCTTAAGCAAGCTGTGGCTACATCTATAAATTCAGCTATTGCTAAACTTGATGAGGCTATTGCTAAGGCTAAACAAGCTAATGATTGGGATGAAGTAAATGCCCTTGCCAATGAAAGACGCATTACAGAGTATGCTTCAAGAAGGTATCAATCAGGAGGTATCATTCCTGAATACCACTCTAAAGGGCTTCCTGTAGGTATTAACTGGCAATCAAAAGGTACTGATACTGTGCCTACTATGCTTACTCCGGGTGAATATGTATTGCGTAAGAAAGCTGTTGATAGTTTAGGTACTAACTTCCTAAATAACCTCAATAAGTTTGGTGTGAATACTTTGCAAAGTGTTGCTAAATCAACTATAATTAACAATGTATATAACACAAATAACGCACAAATTAGTCAAAATATTGACAACAAGTCCCAATACCTAAATGGTATGTTTGGTTTAGATAAATTGATGAGGTATGTTTAATGTTTAACTGTGGAGATAACTTCTCAAAGCCTAGACGTTACATCCAATTTAATGACCTAGTGTTCCTTGGTAGAAAATCTATTGATGAGCAGACTGAAAGCATTAGTTTGCGTGAGAGTAAAACCTCACGCACTTTTGCTAATGGGTCTTATGTTGGTAATGTATCAGATAAGTCTTTAATAGATAGTAATACAATATCACTTAAAATTGCTCTAAGAACTAATAATTGGTCAGAGGAGCATATCCAAGCACACTATGACTTTATCATTGAACAACTCTTAACTCCAGGTAAACTATGGGCTGTCAATACAGGATTGCAACTAATTTGGTGTAATGCCTATGTAACAAGTATACAAGCAAGTAAAGATTGGGTTGTTACAGATGATGACTATCTTGTGTTTAAGGTAGAGTTTGACAATCCAGATGCTGTGTGGTATAAGGCTGATGATGCAAAGACATTCCTTGATGATTATGATAACTGTGATTTTCTTGATATTAAAGCCTCTTGTTTAGGTAAATCAAGACATTGTTGTAATGGTCTACCAAACTGTAATCTAATCTGCGAATGTTGTGAGAATGACTGTGATGATATTAATGGTATGATTGATATGTGCACAGCACAGAACAATATTGAAATTATGAATGACTTTTTCCATGAGTGTAATTCCAGATGGAGAGTAGTGTATAACTGTTCTAAGAATAAGTGTGGAATGTCTCTAAAAGATTATTATAAGCACTCTATCTGTGATAACTGTGTAAATGAGGTTATGAGTGGTAGTTTCATCTCTGATACAGTATTAGATAGTCACAAGTGGAGTATTGCCTTAGATGGTAAGTTTAAAGACCCTGTAGTAAGAATCAATGATGTTGACTATAAGATTAAGGGTGAGTACAATGGGGTTCTTACAGCTAATTATAGAGGGGAAATAAGATATGCTACCTCATGGGATTGTTTAGAGTACAGCTATAAAGAAGTTCCTCTATCAGTATTAACCCTGTGCCATGAAATGCCCTATATCCATAAAGGTATTAATAATGTAAGTATTAGCGGTGTAGTGAGTGAGAATGCCTGCTTGTTCATTGACTATGAAGGAGTAACAGTATGATTGGTTATATTGAGAATACAGAGCGTTCTGGACTAGGTTCAATGGTTATACCTAAAGACCACTTCTTAGGAAATATCTCCCTAGAGTATTCTCTCATGGAAGTTCCTTCAATCACTCTTACTCTACCAATCAGCTATACTAAGCACCTTACAGGTAGTTCCCACATTGTACTTTCTACAGATGATTGGGTGTACAGAGGGTATGTAGGAGATAAGACCAATAACTTTAAGGAAATGACTGTACAAGTTAGAACTTCTCATGTTATTGGGAGATTAGCTAAAAGAACACTTCCTACAAATGTAACAGTAAAAGCCCGTTCTGTAGTCTCTGCTGTAACTCAAGCTATGGGATATTGGAGTAATGAGCAACACAAAGATGATTTACTCAATGATTTCAAAATAACCTACTTAGATGACTATGCAGAGAAGAATTTGATTGAGTATGAGTTTTCTAATGAAACATTCCTTGAGTTTCTCACTAAAGTATGTGAAAAGACTACTTCTCTATATTGGAGAGTAAGTAGAATAGACCCTTATCTGATTGAGTTTGGTATCTTCGGTGAAAAGAGAGATATTCTAATCAATGAGTATAATAACTTAGTATCTCTTGATGATGTAGAGGAAAACTATGAAGACACAGTAAACATTGCTGTGGCTATGTCAGATAAATCAGATAGTGGTGCTAGTTCCCTTACACTCAGAGATATTTTTCATAATCCTAAACTAATGCTTAAAGGATTTCCTGTGATTAAGACAGGTAACAAGGTAAACTCACAAAGGTCTTATGACTATCCTCAGCTTCCTGTGTTTGCTCCTGAGATTATTGGTGATGAGTTTGCTGTAATGGATGAAGAAGGAATTGCATTAGAGGCAGGAGAGCTATATTGGGGTACTGTGACAGATAATGATACACAATCCATTGCAGAGAATAATAGAGAGATTACAGACTCAGATAGGTTAAAAGCCACAGAACAGCTCTATAGAACAGCTATAAGGCGCTTAATTAACTCTCGTAGGAAAGTAGTCTATAGTATCACTGTAGAGCCTCTAAAGCCTAAATCATTGGCTGTAGGGGATAGGGTAATGTTCACTCTTAATGCAGGAGTATGGGAACTTACAGCTTGTACAAAATACTATGAGAAGATACTTAAGCTGAGTGATTGGTTCTTTGTGACACACATTACAGATGAATATTCTGAGGGTGATGCTCACATACAAAGGCTAAAGCTCTCTAAGTTCCTTTATAGTGATAGAGATATTACAGTAAACCAATAGGAGGATGTATGAGTAACAATTATGTGAAACTAATAAACTCAGTAGCAAGAACGAAAGCAAGGGTTATTCAACAATCTAAGCAACGTAGAGGTGGTGTAACAGACCTTTATGCTCTTGACTATGTATCCTCTTTGTCTACCTCTAAGGCTTGTGCTCCTTATGGAGATGAGAATACAGAGGAAGCAGAATCTAAAGATGTTCAAGGAAGAATTAAGCAGTTTGTTAAAGCTATCAAGAAAGAGATTCCTGAATCAAAGGTTGAGGGTGTATCTGCTATTATTGGTTACTTTGGTATTGAGAGTAATGTTACAGCTAAAAGATATGAAACAGACTATCTCACAGGGAGAGCCTATGAGAAGATGAAAGATGAGCCTACAGCAGAAAACCTTGTGGGTAGTTGGGGTGAGTTTACTAAGATGTACCCTAACCTTGAATTGAATGAATCAGGCTATCTTGTGAATGGTAAGCACTGGATTGGTGTAGGTCTTGGTCAATGGACTGGCCCAAGGTGTAAGGATCTGTATGACTTTGCTAAGAAAGATGACAGAAGGAATATCTTCACCTTTGGTACACAGTTCAAGTTCATGCTCTCAGAAGAAGGACTTAATAACGTAGTTAAAGAGGTTGCAACAAGCAGTAATGATATTTCTGAGCTTACAGCACGTTTCCTAGCCGATTGGGGAGGTGTAGCAGGGAATAAACTACAAGAGCGTATCGACTTTGCAAATAAGCACAAGGACTATATTAAGACTGTGCTAGATGGTGTTGAGAAAGATGACAGTGATAAGAGAGACCCTGAATCTGTAGTGCCTATTAACAAGAACTCTAAGTCAGCTTCTTTCCGTGTGCTTGTTCCTTCTGACCTTGACAGATTCCAGAGATGGTTCTTAAAGTTTGTTGTAGAGCAGGATAAAGGTGGATGTGATGGAGGTAGAGTAAACCCTATTACAGATGTTCACTTAGTCGTATCAGCTACAAATGAGCATACAGGAGATACTTCTGAGATAGACCTTACAGGAATCTTTAGGAGACAATGGGGATGTAACTGGATAGGTGATGATTCAAGTGGTGAGGGTATTTTCCCTAATAATAAACCACTAGAGGGTTATGACCTTATGTACTGTGCATGGTATCTCAATAATGCTCAACGTGATGCCTTGTTTAGCGCAGGAGAGAAGATATTCACTGTGTATGCTTTAGGAGAGGCTAAGGTTACACTAAGAAACTTTTTAAAATATAGTCACATTAACTAGGAGGAATAATGAGCTTATATGGAACTTATAAGAATACTTATCTGAGAAAGGCTCACAGAGAGGCTAAACAGTTTAAGTTAGAACAGCACATAGATAACCACCCTACTGACTACCAGTCAATTATTGCTAATGAGAAGCTCAAGAGTGAGATATACTGGTTAGAATACAAACTCAAAGAAGTGGAGAGGAAGATGGAGATAGATGGTTAAAGTTATTAGAAAAGACCTTGTCCAACGTATGCAGAATAGAATGATTGCTGAAGATATTGTGGAGCAGTTTGTAAATCAACTAATTCATAGCAATGATGCAGGAGGTGCTCATGAGTTTATCCACACTGCTGATTTTGCTCTTCAAGTAGAAGACAAAGAGATTATCTGTAACAGAAAATCTAATAGAATTTACCTTGGAAAAGAGGAGTTCTTCTATGATTTCACTTATCTTACTTACTTGTGTTTGAGTTTACTAGATGATGAAATTTAGGTATAATTAATATGACAAATGCTTATAAGATAGCCCAACAATATGTAGGACAATGTGTGGACTTTGATGGGGCTTATGACTATCAGTGTGTTGATATAGTCAATCAGGTAGCTAGTCATTATGGGTTCTTTATGGCAGGTGAAGGAGCTAAAGATTTAGGTCTAGCCAATGATATTTCCTCCTTTGCAGATGTTATTACTTATTCAAGTGGTATGACACTCAATGTTGGAGATATTATTACCACAAGAGAACCTAGTGGTATAGGCTATCAATATGGTCATGTCTTTGTATATGGTGGAGGAGACTTATCTAATGCCCTAGTCATAGAACAGAATTATCAAGGTGCTTGTACTGTAGAGCATAGAAGAGCTGTTACAGGGTATGGCAATACTCTCCTAAATGTCATTCGCATCAAGGGTCAAGATAATTACTCTCCTGCTAGTTCTGATGGTGCTTTAGTAGGTAATGCCAAAGAGACAGAAAAGACTATTGCTAGGGATTTCTTTGAAATCATCTGTGATAAGGTTGAAGGGGTTAAATCACCTTCTGATAGTACAACTGTGGAAACTTTCTTCAAGTGTAACAAGGTATCAGGTAAGATTAATGGAGAATGGCTTATATATGATAAATATGATGGCTCTGTGGCTTACATACCTGTATCTTGTGTGAAAAAGCTAGATGACTATTCTACTAAGCCTAATAAAGAGGATAAAAAGGAATATCAAACACCTAATGGCTATGACTCATTCCCCGATAAAACCTCTGATGGTCTTGACCAATCAGGTACACAGAAGATTTTCTCATTAGCTCAGCTTATCTCTCTAGGGAGAATTAAAGAGGCTAACTTTGAGTGGACTTACTCATCTGGTAGCTCTTTCCCTAAGAGTGTTAAGATATTAGGGCTAGGATATAATGCCTATGGGTTCTTATCTGATGGAGATGGTAATATTGTGTTATCAGCTCCTAAAGCATATGGAGAAGTAATAGGTGCAACTTATAATACACCCTTTGGATTTAAAGGTAAGGTGTACACTACAAATGATAAGACATCCTTTAATGTTTATGTGAGGTAAATATGGTATATAAATTTGCAGAAGAAGATAAGACCTGTGGGGTAGAGTACATCAACTGGGATAAACACTATTCACCAATTCCCAAGGCAACTTGTGAAATGCTGAAAGGTCAATGTCCTAGTTGTAGTGGAGGTGATGGAGATGTTGTAGAAATCACCTGTGAAGAAGTAGAAAAATTCCTACATGGTGATACAGAACAATAATATGGCAATCGAGAAATTAATTCTAAAACTAGTAGAAGACCAATCAATTTTTTCTGCTTTAACTCTACTTATTACAACAGCTTGTGGTCTTGGAGTAATAATTTTAAATAACAAGAGAGCACAGCTTATAGATATGACTAAAGGTACAAAACGTTCAAGCATTCGTACTGAGTACCTACAGATTTACAATGCTACAGAGTTTACTGTAAAAGAGAAATGGGAAATGACTAGACCTATTGTGAAAGAATACTTTGATGGACTGCAAGGTAATCACTATATTCATGGTCTTGATAAAAAGTTAGAAGAAAAGCTAATTGAGGAGAGCAAACATGGTAAATGTAATAAATAAGTCTATCTTCCAAGGTATTGCAGGTAGAAGACCTACTGAAAAGCCCAAGTATTACATCATGCACAATGATGCAGGAAGTATGTCTCCTGAGAGTTATATTGGATGGTTACAGTCACGATATGATAATGATGAAGCTGATAAAGGCTTTGCCCATTACTACATCAATAGAACTACCATTGCTAGAGTAGAAGATACCTATAATGGTTCTTGGTCAACAGCTAACTATGATGGAAATATGAACTCTATTGGTTATGAAGTGTGTCAACAATTTGGTTCTACTGATGCTGAGTTCCTAGCCAATGAAGACATGACTCTTAGACAAATGGCTGAAGATATGAAGTATTATGGTGATACACCTAACTACTCAAACATTAAGTTCCACAATGAGTTCTCAAGCACTTCATGCCCTGCTCGTTCACTAGCTCTTCATGGAGGAACTAATGATAGCCTTAGAGAGTATGTAATTAATAAGATTAAACACTATCAGTCTCTAGGTGTTACAGTTCAAGATATGCTTGAGGATACTACTGTGAATGAAGGATGGAAGAAAAATTCCACAGGATGGTGGTATCAATATGCAGATGGTTCTTACCCTAAAAACAAATGGTCTAAGATTAATGATGTGTGGTACTACTTTGATAGTAGTGGCTATATGTATGCTAACAAGTGGTTAAAACACACAGATGGCTCATGGTACTACCTATCTGATAATGGAGCTATGGTAGAAGATGGTTGGAAGAAAATTAACAGCAAATGGTACTACTTCCTTAAAGGTGGAGCTATGAAGACTGGTTGGCTTAAGGATGATGACAAATGGTATTACCTTGATGCCGATAATGGTGACATGAAGACAGACCACATGGTTAAAGGTGCTGATGGTTGGTACTACTTAGATAAAGAAGGTGTAATGGTTACAGGTGGAACATTCACTGTGAATAATAATGGTGTAGTTAAATTACATAGAGGAGAAAATAATGACTAAGGTTAAAATTGAGGTTGAATGTTTAAAAGAGTTAGTAAAACGTGACTCTATTGTTAAGGTTGTAAATGAACTTCCTTCTAAAGAGACTGCTGACCTAAATTATATTTACATTATTCCTAAAGAAGGTGAGGGTAAAGATAAGAAGGCATATGTACTTCGTCCTGATAGAACAGGATATGATGTTATTGACCTCACCCCTCAAGTTGTTAGTGTGCTTGGTGAAGGATACATTACTGTGGAGAAAGAGACACTTAATGAAAATGGTGATGTAACATTCACAGTAAAAACAAATGAAACTTTAACACATGCCTTAACTGAGTTTGAGAACAAGGATAAAGAACAGGATGCTAGACTTACTGATGTCACTAATAGGGTTATTGTATTAGAAAATAGAACAGATAATGACACACTATATGATGACTCAGCATTAAAGGCTAGGGTAACTGCTCTAGAGGAAAGACCTCAAGGGTCAAGTTATGATGACTCAGCTCTAGTAAGTAGAATTAATGCCATTGAGAATAAACCAGAAATTGAATATGAACTAATTAAGACCACTAAAGCTGTTACTCCAAGTCAAGGAGACAATGTAATTAACTTAGCTTATGATGCTACTGATGGGCAACTTAAAGAGCTTGTGCTTAATGGAAATATAACAGCTAATGTTAAATCACCATTCGCTATTGAAGAGACTACTATAATGGGTGGAATTGGATTCAACTCTGGAACTACTGGAGATGAGTTTAAGGGTTCTCATACAACAAGTATAAGTGGTGAAGTTTATGTAGAGTTCTTCTATACAAGTACTTTTATGAAAGTTTATCTTGTATATGAGCCCGATGATTCCAGTGAGGTGCATAAGTATCGTAAAGAGATTGATTTGTCTGAGTTGCAGGGTAAAGAATCAGCTAAGATAACAATATCAAAAAATAGTGAGGAAAATGGGTATCTTGAAGTCACATTTGCTGATGTATCCATTAATGTCAACTCATACAAATTCCAAAAGAAAGGTTAGGATATAGTAATGGCAGTAAAAGTTTATAACACCTATGATAATTCATCTATATTTAACCCTCAAGTGTCAGGAAGTTTAGATGGTTCTCATATTTACCAATCAAATAATATATTAGATGTAGCTTATATTGATGCTAATTCATTGGGCGCTATAGATTTTAGTTACATGCAAGATAAACCACAAATAGAGTCTACTTACCCATTGTTCTCTAAAGAAGGGAAATATATGGGAAGTATCACCTTTAAAATAGGTGGTGAGAAAGTGTTACACATTTTGGAAGGTTTCTCAGAAAGTGACTGGAATTCTCAACCAATACCTTACTTTTACAGCGCAAGTATTGTAACAGACAGGTAAACATAAATATGGAGGAATAAATGAAACTAAGTAATAATATGTATGATATTGCTAAATTTATAGCAACTACAGCACTACCTGCCTTCATTACGTTTATTGGTGTGGTAGGAGTGCAATTAGGTTATGAAATGACTACCCCTGTGGTGGTGCTCACAGCCTTTAATACATTCTTAGGAACAGTCTTAGGATTGTCTACTATCACATACAAGAAAGAAAATGAATAATGGCAGATAACTGTTTGAGTAAAAACTGTGATTGTGAAAAAGTAGAACCCCATCCTAGTAATTGCTCTAAGTTATATGAACTAAATGACTTAAAAATCAGACCAGCCATGCGTAAAATATCTATGTCAGAATGGTGTAATATACAAGAATCCATCAGACAAGCGTTTTACGCTGTCTGGTGTGTTTTTACAAATATCATAAACTTTGTGTGTTATATTCTTAAGGTAGTAGATTGTTTAGAGAGAAAAGTAGATAGCCTTTGTTCAACAGCTAAGTGTCAGAATGCTCAGTTAACAGAGATTATAGGGCTCTTAAAGGGAACTACTGTAGAGAATATAGCTATTTCTATGAAGCAAGTAAGTTCTTCTGGAAGAGTTAAGTTAGTTGATATTAATAAGGATGGTTCATTTAAACTTAAGTGGGATAAGTATGCTAACGGAACTTCTCAAGGTGAAGGTACAATCACAGGTAAAGTACACTATACAACCTTACTAGAGAAGACTGGGGATATCAAAACTCATATTGATAAGGTAACTTTCTCCAACATTTCCTATGTAGGTAAGAAGGGTAGATTTATCAATGAGGCTATTATCTCTGTGTCTAAATTAGATGGAGAGAAAGTCTTTGAGAAGAGCTATGACCCTGCTTTGGCTTGGTCTAGTGATGTAAGAGAAATTATCATCAATAAGGATGTCAAATACTCTGCATCATCAGGTGTCAATAATATTGAATTATTCAAATTCTTTGACTCTTGGGTAGATACAGAGACTACAAATACAATCTCTATTGGATTCTTTACCTCTACACAGGGGTGTGTTATTGATTGTGAAAACTGCTAGGAGGTACTATGTCAGGTTCATGTAATTGTAAGTGTGATGATAAGCTCCTAGACCTTAATTGGTGTGAATCTGATAGGTCAGTAGAAAATATCAAACGCTCAGGAGATATTGTAAGAGACTCAGAGCAGTGTTATATCACAAGTAACACAGAAAAAGGTATTAGTCATATCTATTGTCATTCAAGAAGGCTCATAGCAACCTTGTGTCAGACAATGGATAGAATCACAAGAATACAGAAAAAGATTAAAAAGCTCTGTGAAGCTCAACACTGTATGGATAACACTATGGATGTGATTAATGACATTACCTCTAAGAGAAATAGAGATAAAGTTAAACGCTTAAGAGGAATAACCTTTAAAGAAGATGAATCCATAGATGTTATATATAATAAGGCTAAGGATATATATGATGATGAGATTAGAATCCTCAATAAGAACACAGCAAGACTAGAACAAATTAAGAAAGATACCTCCACAGAGACTAAGGATGGTATTTATCTCTCAGGCACTTATAAGGAATCTAGTAGAGGTAGCTATGATTACTACTCTGGTTTCTCCATTGCTACATCTAAGGAAGATGTGGAATATGTTGTAGGAGGAATTGGGTTTGGGGATAACCCTCCTACCAAGTTTGTAGGTAGTGATTTAAAACCCGGAGTAAAGGTTAAACTAAACCATGTAGCTAAAACAACTACGGGTAAGAATGTCAATGTAGAGGTTAAGATTAAAAACTTCCATATTCGCTCAGATGCTCATACATTCTATGACCATGACTATGAATCAGCTAAGTACATCACTGTGTTTAACTATTCCGGAGGTATTGCCTTTAACATATTCCACCTATATCGAGTAGAGGGTAGCTTTACTTTTACAGATGATGAGGGAAGACCCTTAAACCTTATGATTATATGTGTAGTAAATGATATTGACTATCAACAAGGTTTCTTGGTTAAGTTTAATAATAGCCAAACAATCTTTAAGATTCCTAATGGTGCTGATATAGGTCGATATGGTTCAGGATACTTCAATAATATATCAGGAAATGGTGTGTCAAATGAGTCTTCTATACCTGCTGGCTCAATGCTCTTTGCAGGTATTGGTACTGTGCTTGACTTTGAGATTCTAGGGGGACATCCCGATGCAGGTAAACAATATGGTGAAACACCAGATGGTTCAGACTATGTTATGGAGTTCTTTGGTAACACCTTCAAGGGTGAAGTATTAGACTTACATATTCCTGAAAGACCTCTACCACCAATTAAGAAGTGTGACCTTCTTGATTGTGACTTTAACTGTTTTAAGGAGAAATAAATGTCAGATTATGTAAACTGTCAGTGTGAAGATATAGTTGTTGGTAAGACAGCTTGCCAATCACTCTTAGCACAGAATGATGATAAAATAAAAATGCACGCTCTAGTTCTTAGGGATAGCCAAATGTGTGATATTGTAGACCAGACAGCCAAATTTGCCTACTCACAGTGGTGCATTAACAAAAACCTAATCAAACAAATTGATTGGCTTACTAAAGAATTAGATAAACTTAAAGGAGGATAATATGAGTTGCTATTCTTGTGGGGGAAACCCTAAAACATTTTGTAGTGAGTGCCTAGCTAGTAAGGATACTTGGATTGCCCCTGTGGATGTATTGCCTGACCCTTTCTTGGGTGACTACGACCATTTATACAGAACACCAGATGGAAACCTCTATGCTTTATCCCCTGATAGAGCTGAATGGCTTCAAGTGAATGGTCAAGGAAGAACCTATAAAGCTGGAGAGGGTATTTCAATAACCAATGATAATGTTATATCTAGTAAAGTTACAGCTAAAAATCAAACATTATCATTAGAAAATAATACCCTTAAAATATCTGATGGTAACTCTGTTGTTCTGCCCTTAAATGACTCTAGTGGTATCAAGGAAAGGGTAACCAAATTAGAACATGAGGATTATAGGGAAAAAACTGCTTCTCAATATCCTTATAATACATCTAGTAGCAATGTTGTAGGAAACCTTATTAGAATTACACCTAATACTTTATTCAACGATGTTAGTGGTAACAACTATTATGGGGTTAAAAATGATGGGACAGTACCAGTTTCAGATATAGGAGTATCTCTTCTTGAGTTTGATTGTAGATATGAAGTAAAACATAAAGAATCTACTATTAGTCACGCTTATACTCGTAATAATAATCGTATAGTTAAACTTGATATTACCAAAGAGTCAATTTCTAACAATTATGAATACCAATTAGATGATGGGGTTTCAATAAGATTTGTTTATACAACTGATTGGGATAACCAAGGAAAATGTAGTATTCATATTGAAGCATATCTTATATATCATGAGGTCATTGACTATAAAGTAACACAGTATATGCACAAACTAAGTAAAGGTGAAATTGACTCTATGGAACAAGCAAGAATACCTCTGAAAGTAGGTAGTGATGAAAAAGGGTATATTACCTTTAATATTACTGACATTAGATTTAGTATGTTTGCTTATGGAAGAACACTAAGCAAGAAAAACCCTTATCCATCAAATACTTATTCTAGGTTAGACACAGTTTAGGAGTTATTATGAGTTACATTGATAATAAAGATACACGATTAAATGAAGCCTCTCTTACAAGCTATAAGGATAAGGCTGAAAAGCATTGTTGGTATGATAGCTGTGACTGTGACCACATTCCTATTGCTGACTGTGATGGTCTTGTGGATGAGAATAATAAGGGTATTGGTAGATATGCTTGTATGGCAGATTCACAGAAGTGTTATAATCCTAAGTTCTTTGGTTCACTTCTAAGAAAGCTCACATGTCAGCTTAACCACTACATTGAGAACATCTGTGCATTGTGGGATATGGTACAATGTATGGGAGAATATGTAGCCTCTATTGGGGATATGGGTAAAGTTCACACAAACTACTCTCGTAACTCTGCTGTATCTTCTTCTACATTCTATACTTCTATCACTAAGGAGTATGAGGTTTCCCTATATATGGATTCTACTACAGGGGTAGACTTTGAGAATGATGACCAAAGGAGAAGACTCACAGATAGACAGTATAGAGTATTTCTAAGATGGTGTGCTGATGGTACTACACTAAAAGCCAATGAGGATAACACAATGCAGATTGTAATCTATCACAGTGGAGAATCCTATACCACAGATATGCTTAAGCAACGTTCTGTGCACTGGCAAATGATGGGTGTTACTGATGGAGCTATGGAAATGAGTGATACCATTATAGTACCTAAAGGTCAGTATGTGAAGGTAAGAGTAGTTCCTGACAACTCTGCTAGTGGTGTGTTTAGAATCCACCAGTTTAAAGTAGAATATGTTCCTATTGTGGAAGGTAAAGACCTACCTGATTGCTTGAAATTCACAGAGAATCAAGAACAAAAATAAAAGAGCCAATTAAGGCTCTTTTTGTTTTATACCAAAAACTATTTAACTACTTCTAAATTTCTATCTGTGTACCTAGTTACCCATATACATTGAGGTAGATGCTCACTTTTTAATTCCATTGACCATCTATGAAAGTAATTTCTTGGGGTATCTGATATGAATACTAACTTAGGGTAAGGTATACGTGATTTTAATTCTACAATAATTCCACTATCAATAGTATTTTCCCAACGTTTATAGCTAGCTCTTTTTGGTTTACCATTTATTTTAAACTTTTCAGAGATTAATCTTATATACTCTTCTTGATATTTTGTCATTCTACTACCTCAAACAACTAGACAATTAATTATTTTAATTGTATCAAAGTGTTCTTTAAACCACAAGCAATTTGCAATATCAGGTACACATAGTATACCAGGAGCATTATGGAATGCCCTATCACCTACCTTATCATTAATAAACAATTTATAATGAGGGGCATATTTGTTTTTCTTATGTTTAAACTCTACATAAAGACCTCTGTACTGAGCACTTGTTAGCGCATGATTAAGAATAGCTCTTACAGGAGGTTGGGTTATAGTATACTTCTTTTTGATTATACTTAGTACATATTCTTGGTGATTCATATTTTAAACCCTACCTTTTCTATATCCTTCTCGTATACCCAATAACATCTATCAAAGAGTTCATCTATTGATGCTTCAAATAGTGATGTAGCATTATGGAAGATTCCATTTTATTCTCAGATACAAATAGCATTTCTTCATGATAGCTTCCATCACTAAATACAGTTCTAGTGTGGAATACATATCCTGTGTAACCATGAATAAGAAAATAACTCTTATTCAATTTTGCCTTATAAGGCTCTTTTGTTAAACTCACATTATATGGTAAATTCTCTTTTACTACTTTAACTAAATCAATCATAATTCACACCTTAAAACAATCTACATAAGTTAGGTTCTTAGAATAAACCAACAAACATCTATGTCTCCACAGAGGGTTATGCTCTAGTACAAAAGCTCCACTGTGACATAACATATTCTTCTTAGCCAATATAAATAGTATTGAATCCCTACCTTTTAGTGGGATAGCTACTCCTTTGACATTTCCTAATATACTATAATTTAATACAGCTCTCATAGGAATACCTAATTTAAAAGGATACCTGACACTATTATCTAGTAGAGGTTTAATAACCTTAGCAACATCTCCTCTACTAAAGAAATCTATAGACACCATAACTCACCTTTTGTATACATAAACACCTCAATATTAAATGAATAAACCTCTAGGAAAACTACTTGACTTTAGGTCTACTTGACTTCTATAAGGAATCTCATAACACCTATTAGCCAGTGCATTCCTATGCTTAATAATCTTCCAACCATTGTGGAAACCATCAGCATATTCATGGGATAAAATAAGCAGGTTAGGTTCACCCTTTCTTAAGAACCCATACACAGAACACTTATGACCAAACATAGTAATCTCAACAGGAACTTGATTAGGGAACTTTATACCACTCTTAGAAAGTCTTCTAAGCTCATCTAGTTCAATAAAAGCCATAGATACCTCCTACTTCTTACCTGTACCTCTTATATATCTTCCATATAGAGCCTGATTGCCTTTTAGACCTAACACTTGCTCTGTGTAAGTCACATAACCAGTTCCTACCATATATGGATATAAGAGATTCTGTTCAGCTCTGATTCTTTTCTTCTTCTTCCTCAAAGCCGTTTGCTTTCTGTAGTCAGGAGTATTTTCAATCTTCTCTCCTAACTCTCTATGGAGCTTCTCTAGCTCTATATACTTATCAGAAGCCTCTTCTGGAGACAACTTAGTCTTCTCTGTAGTCTTCATAGAACCACAACTCCTCTCCGTTACGTTTAAGGATAATCTCTACATCACCCTCAATCATTCTTGTGTAATTTCTATCATCACATAGCCATTCTCTAATGAACTTATTCCTCATGTTATAGTTCTTAACCTCTATGGTGTGATAGCAATTACCTAGCTCATCAATCCTCTTTAGTACCCATACTTTGTGTGTAAAAGTCATATATGCTCCTTGCAATTACAATACCTCTTGTGAGGTTTTTTGGTTTCTTCTCTTGTCTAAACCTTGTTATAACTCCTGAGTTCATTGTATAGTACCTATATCCAATAAGCATCTGTGTAATGTCATGGGGAAGCACAAGTCTCTCCTTATTCTCAAGGAAGTCTTGCTCACTATACCAATCCATCATCTCATAGGTGAACTTTTCATACTCTTCAAGTCTATAAGGCTCACCTGTGATATAAGAGAACATTTCCCTTACATTCTCAGGAATAGTCTTGATAAAGTCTACTTTCACATTAAGCTCATTAATATAACTAATATCAGAGGCTAATTGATATGCCATAGCATACTTGATACCATACACCTTCTCAAACTCCACAAACTGTCTAGCTATCTCAGAAGTCTTCCATTTATAGAAGTTATCCTTTGGTAACTTATCCAGAAAATCACAAGAAACAGCAAGTAGAAATTCTCCTCTACTAAGACCAGTTATACCTTTTCTTGCTAGTGGAGTAGAGTATCTATTTAAGAGCCTCAGAGAGTCCTTATTAAGCGCTGTAGCGAGTTTTTCTAGTTCCTTAAGGGTATAGACACCCTTCTTATTTGCATAGCGTCTAACTACCTTTTTATCGCCTACAACACGATACACAAGCACAGTAAGTAGCTTATCCCTAAGAGGTACAGGATGATTATTCAAAGTCCTAATAAGAGTCTGTGAAGTATCATCTAAGTATTTTAGGTTGTTAGGAAAGTGCTTCCTATACAATGGGTTCTTCTTAAGCTCATTCAAGTCATGTTTATATTCAAAGGCATCTCTACGAAGTAGAATATACTTTTTGAATCCATCTAAGGTTATCATATTTTATCCCTCCTAGACACACACAATAGGGGCTAATGTAAAAGGAAACATATAAGGAAAATCACAAGAAAGCTAGTAAAGTTTTCCTATTGTGTGCATTTAGGAAGGGTAAACCTTCCCAGAAAGGGTAGTAAATAAATAGAAGTAAACCATGAGAGGGTTTCCCCTCATAGAGGTGGCAAGCGGAGAAAGGAATGGGAAATCAGCGAAAACGTAACCTCTTACCACCTTTATGAGAGGAGTGACTGAGTGTTAATTAGAAACTATTTTCCTTTATATTAGTATAGTTTAATCAGTCACTACCATGTTTACTTATTCTGCATCAGACCAATCGTCTGTATCTACATCCACATCATCATCTGTATCTACATCAAGAGGGAAGTAGTCCACAACATTCCATGATGGTTTGTCATTGTAAGGTTTCCCTTCCTTGATTACAATACCAACATACTTACCTTCAAGTTCATCAGTGTCTACCTGTGATTCTTCATGAAGGTCTAGTGCATATAGTAGATTGTAGAGCTGTTCACGTCCAATCTTGTTATCCAACATAAATGCTGTGATAGTCTTAGAAGCATTCTTACCAAAGTCACCCTTAAGAGTTACCTTAAGCATCTCCATACCTGAACGAGAACTTGTTTGTTCCACTGCTTGAATACTTGCTTCAAAGCGTCCTTCTTCATAGGTGAAGTCTTCACGTTTTGTTGCATTCAAAGTAATAAGACTCATTATTCCTTATCTCCTTTAAGTTTTTCTTGAGTTGTTCCATCAGTCAATCCCACAACAGCTTCCCATGTAGGGTTTACCATTGTATCAGGGATAACCAATCCCGGTTTACGAGTAACCTTAAGTGTGTAGATAGGGTTACCTGCTAAGCGTACTTGGTAAAAGTCCTTAACTTTCTTTTCACCCTTAACCACTTTAGACTTAGTTACACGTTCTGTGTGACCAATGATACGAGAAGATGCTGTGATATACTTAGATACACTGTCCATTAAATTAGGAATTGTTTGTGATGGAACATTCTCATCTACCACATCTTCAATGTTCACATTCTTCTCTTGACAAATTACATAGACATTCTTACCTTGATAAGACAGGTCTACCAATTCATCCACAAGGGCTTTGAGTCGAGTAGATGCTTCACCATAATGGTTGATAAGCATTTTCTTTACATTGTTGGTTTCCATAATGTCCTTGTAGCAAAGCTCTTGTACATTAGTAAAGTGGTCAACAGCAATACTATCAAAGTCCTTAGCATAAGTAAGAGCTTCAATAACATCCTCCCATGAAGTACACTCTGCCACAGAGAAACGCTCATCTTGTTCAACAGAGGCAAGTCCACGGTCTGTATCAATAATCAATACACTTCCCGGTAATGTATTGATAAAGCTAGATTTTCCACTTCCGGGTGCACCATACAAAGTTGTCATTGTATGTAGCTTAATCTTGTTTAGTTTTTTGAGTTTCATTTTCACTCCTTATTTACCTGTAGAGCCATAACCACCACGGTCTTTATTCCCAAGGTGCATTACTTTACTAAAGAGTACAGTTGGCTGATTCTCCACAATTCTGAATTGACACAAACGTTGTCCTTTTTCTATCTCTCCATCTCTTGTGGCATAGAACTTAGCACCCCAATAGTCATTATCCCCACAGTATGAGTTATCAATGATACCCATGCTGTTTGTGAGAATCAATCCTGTGTTTTGGAAAGTGCTTGAACGAGGTAATACATGAGCTTCAAAGCCATGAGGCAATTCCATAGCCACTCCAAGGTCAATAACAACTGTATCTCCCTTTTTATACTTAA